TTGGTATTATTGTTGATGAAGGTGAAGGCCTTCTCATGGAAGATGACCCCAACAATAATTCTCACTTTAGATTTGATAATATTTTAGAATACACTAATGATAAAATAGTTTTAAATGGAACGGACGGAAGTTCGACTAATGCCGGCGATAGTATTGTACTAAATGGTACAGACGAAAATTCTTCTAATGCAGACTCAGACCTAATTGGAGAAAGTGTTCTCACTTATGACAACATTACTTTGTCAGATATTATTCGCCCAGATTTAATTGTGTTAAGTCATGATGAAAGTCCAGATGGCGAAGATCATGAAGTTGACTTTGCAAACACAAGACCATCTGAGCCAATAGCAATACTATTAGAAGAAAGTCAAGAAACTGGATTCTTTAGACAAGAAAACGAAACAACTGCATCAGAACATTACGGAGACAAAATAGTTCTTGAAGATAAAACTGGTGTTGGATTTAATAACAAATTAATATTTGAAAGTGATAGACTTGAAGCTGAAAATGGTTCAAGTAGTGGAACAGTACCATTTCAAAATTTAACTAACTCAAACTTTGAACCATTCGCACGTTCAAGTTTTATTGAAACTACCGAATACGGTGCGATTGATTTAGAGGATGATGCGTTTGAAGTTACAAACATTCAACTAGAAGATGGTCATGGTGGTGATGGAGATAATCTGATATATGATGGAACGAACAATCAACAGTTATACGCAGGCATGCCAATCGCAATGCAATCCTTCTTTGATACTGGTGTATCTCATGGTGAAGGTGCAGTAGTATTAAATGGAACAGACGGTTCTTCCACAAATGCTGGGGATAGATTTAGATTTGAATTAGCAACAGATGAAAATATTGATAATAACTATCCTGCCATTGAAGACAGTGGTGGGGCAGGTGGTTTTGATACTTCACGATCAATACGATTTAGTTCAACCGCAAAAACTTTTGATGCAGCTGCATAAAGCGTTATAAATAGAATAGATATAGAGGAAATTAAAACATGGCGTACCAATCACTAGATTTAGGAACATCAGCTGATGACGGAACAGGAGATAGTCTGCGAGTTGGTGGTGATAAAATCAATGACAACTTTTCAGAAATTTATACACTACTAGGAACTGGAACTGCGCTTACGTCTGGTCTTAGTGCAACTGCAACAGTAGTTACACTTAGTTCAGCAGTCGGAACATTTACGACACTAACGCCCGCAGCTGCAGATGGTACTGCACTAGGAAGTGCATCACTAGAATTTAGTGACCTTTTTCTTGCAGATGGAGCAATTATTAATCTTGGTTCAGATCAAGATGTCACATTAACTCATGTAGCTGATACAGGTATACTTTTAAATAGTACTCGACAATTACAATTCGGTGATTCTGGAACATATATTCATCAAAGTGCAGATGGTGTTCTTGATTTAGTATCTGATACAGAAATAGAGATTAATGCAACAACAATTGATATCAATGGTAATGTTGACGTATCAGGCACATATACTGGCGCTGGTTTAATGACTACTGGTGGGAATATTGTAATACCTAATGCTGGTAATATTGGTTCTGTTTCAGATACAAATGCAATCACAATTTCTAGTGGTGGTGTGGTTGCTGTAACTGCAACGACTGCCAATACAAGTGCATCTGATGGTGCATTAACTGTTGCTGGTGGTTTAGGTGTTGCTGCTGATGCAAGTATTGGAGATGATCTAAGACTTATCTCAGATTCAGCTGTTCTTTCATTCGGTGCAGATTCAGACACAACATTAACACATACAGATGGAAGTGGTCTGACACTCAACTCAACAAATAAATTAATGTTCAATGACGCTTCACAATTTATTCAAGGTGCAAGTGCGACAGTCCTAGATATTGCTGCTACAGATGAGATTGAACTTACTGCTACTTTGATTGATGTGGTGGGCAATCTTGCTGGTTCTGGAACAGGTACTTTTGGTGGTATTCTTAAAACAGACGATACCACAGAAGCTACCAGTACAACAGACGGTTCGTTACAAACAGATGGTGGTCTGTCAGTCGCAAAAGATATAGTTGCTGGTAATGATGTTAAACTATTATCGGATGCAGCTGTTTTAACATTTGGTGCAGATGGTGATGTTACTTTAACACATGTTGCTGATACAGGTATTCTTCTGAACAGCACAATGGCAATTCAGTTTAATGATGCTTCGCAATCTATTAATGCACCTAGTAATGCAATATTAGATATTAATGCAACAGACGAAATAGAATTAAATGCAACCTTATTAGATGTCAATGCAAACATAAATGCAAGTGGTACATATACAGGTGCTGGATTAATGACTACTGGTGGTAATATTGTTATTCCAGATGCTGGCAATATTGGTTCTGCTTCAGATACAAACGCAATAGCGATAGGTTCGGACGGAGATGTTACACTAACACAAGATTTAGAACTACAACATGACGGTGCGATACTTTCCTTTGGTGCAAACGATGATGTTACAGTAACACATGTTCATGATACAGGCATTGCACTAAACTCAAAGGACATAGCAGGTGTAACAAGTATCAACGCTGGTCATATTGGTGGCAGACGCAACATTTTGTATAACGGTGAAATGAAAGTAGCACAAAGGTCTGCATCAGTAACAGGGTTAGGAGCAGCTTCTGGTTATTTTACGTTAGACCGATGGAATATGTTAGAACCAACATCAAACGGTCATACAGCACAAGCTGGTAGGTATACTATGGCACAAGTCGCTGATGGCCCTGCTGGTTTTGCAAATTGTTTGAAATTAACTTGTACAACCGCAGACACAAGCATAGCAGCAAACGAAGTTTTATTTTTAAACCAAAGACTTGAAGGCCAAGATTTACAACATCTAAAGAAAGGCACAGGTAGCGCAGAGCAAATAACCGTTAGTTTCTACGTTAAAGGAAACGCATCTGCTACTTATGTTCTTGAATTACTCGATTTAGACAACAATAGACATAACACTCAATCGTTTGCTGTAACAACTGATTGGAATAGAATAGAACTTACCTTTGCAGCAGATACTACAGGTGCGCTTGATGACGATACTGCGGTAAGTCTGTTTGTAAACTTTTGGTTACATGGTGGTTCTACTTATACTGGTGGTACTTTTGCTAGTAACACATGGGCCAGTCTCACCAATGCTAACAGGTTGGGTAGTGGTAAGACTTCATTTTTTGATTCTACTGATAGAACATTTTTTATTACCGGCGTACAAATGGAAATAGGTGCAACTGCTACAGAGTTTGAATCAAGAAGTTATGGTGAAGAATTACGCATGTGCGAAAGGTATTGTTCTGTATATGCTAGTGCTTCTTCATTCGTTATGCCAGTTAGGCAAGCTCAAGTAGATAGCGCAAACAGACCAGAATACATTCTACATTATCCTACAAAAAGAGCCGCACCTTCTATTGCAGTAACAGACCCAACAAACTTTAAAGTTTTAACCGCCGCTAATACAGGCATAGCCGTAGCAAGTTTTTCTGGCACATTAGTAGGAACAGGATTAAATGGTTCAAATTTATTTTTTACAGTTTCATCAGGTGTTTCGACTAATGATTTAAGTGGTATATGTTTAGAACTAATAGTATTTCAAAACACTGGTGTTATAACAGTAAATGCAGAGTTATAAAAGGAGAATATAATAATGTCAGTAGTAACAGAAGCAAAATACGCAAGTAGCGAAAAAAAATCAGTTAACGCTGTGATTGGTGGGGTAACTTGGGCAGTACCAGTAGATAATAATAATAGTGATTATCAAGAAGTTTTAAAATGGGTAGACGCTGGAAATACCATAGCAGACGCAGATTAATTGTTGGAAGTAAAGTAAAACTAGGTTTAAAAAAATCTTATAAATAGAATTGACATAACATAATGTCATAGACATGAAATAAATTGAAGGAGAAAAAAATGTCAGAAGTAATAAACATAAATGGAACGAAGTACACAGAGGAAGATTTTAATGAAGAACAAAGATATCTTTTACGTCAAATTCGTTCCTGTAAAGCAAAAGCTGCACAACTAACATTTGATTTAGATCAAGTAAAAGTTGCAGAACAAGCATTCTCTCAGGGGTTCTTGGTTTCGGTGGAAGCAGAAAAAGAAAAAGAAGAATCTACTGAGGTAGAAAATAAAGAAGAAAGTGAAGTGGTAGTATCCTAAACTTTCTTATAAATAGTAGAAACAAATGGGAAGAAAAATATGTCAGCAATCATAACAGAAAAATTTAGACAACACAACGCAGGGAACTTTTTTGAATCGTTCTCTGAATCGTCTGCTAATGTTTATTATCTAATGATTGGCAAGGCAACTCCATTTACATCAGGAACTACAGGGGGAACAGATAACTCTCCCCCTACTCCTGCTGACGATGTTTCTACTGAATTTTATACTTGGGATTCTACAGTTGCATTAAAAAACATTACATCTAGTGATGTATCTTATGCACTTCCTAGAAGGGATTGGACAAACAGCACCACATACGACATGTATGATGATAACATAAGTTCATCAAACGCAGCCACATCTGGTGCAACAAATCTTTACCAATCCACATTCTTTTTTCGCACATCTGATAACAGAGTCTATAAAGTATTAGACAATAACGGTGGAACTGCATACAGTGGTTCTGAACCTACGTCTGAATCAACATCACCCTTTGCATTAGGTGGTTATGTATTGAAATATATGTACACCATTACTG